GTGTATTTGCTTTTTTTAGATTCGGATTACCAAGATAAATTTCACTCATGACAAATTTAGGTTTCTTGACCAGCAAATAGCATAGGTTGCGTTGGGTCTCTCATTGATGGATTGAAGTACATTACGATTGCAGTTGGATATACCTTTTGAACTTCTGCTGTTATTTCTGCCTTAGTTGGTCTCTTAAATGATGGGAAGAACATTTGTGAATTAATTAGTTTTCCTCTCCAACTAATTACCATGCTATAAGTTTTACCTCTTTCTTGAATACGAAGATATGATTCATAAGTAAATGTTTTACCTTTTACACGAGTATCCATTTCACCAGTTCTGCCTGGTCTCATTTTTCCAATCGGTATATTTCTTTTTGGTAGTGCACCTTTACGAGTTCTTTTTAATGTGGCACCTCCACCACCTTTTGTTTGTGTGATAACTGCATCCTGATCATATTTTTTACCAAGTGCTTTAACTGCTTTTTTGAACTTTCTCTTTCCCATCTTACCAGATGTAACAACATGAGATCTTTCTTTAACTTTAGTCACTTCACCAGTTTTTTTATCCTTTTCATCATATCTACCAGTCACCTTAGTTGCACCAGGTAAACCTTTACCACGAATATCTTTATCTAATTGTTTTGCTCTTGCCTTATTTTCTTTTGCAGACTTATCACCACGACTTCCAGAAATAACAGCCATACCACCTTTATCAGACTTACTCTTTAATCTTGTAAGACTGCTTTCATTTATAAATTCTTTGAATGTCTTCATTCTTCCTCGTTCTCCACCTTATTATTTAGAACTCCGTTTTTCAATAACTTTGATAAATCTGAAGTTGATCCTACAAATAATGCATTGTTAACTGTTTTTGGTGAATCTTTTTCTTCTTTCTTTAATTCCTTCATTTTTGATTGAAGATCAATCAACTTGTCAGTTGTATCTCCAACACTTTTAATTATTTGTCCTGCAACTTCATATGCTCTGGGGTGATCACTTCCTTGTGCTACTTCTAAAATGCCATTGAGTGCTTCTTGTCCCTTTTCAATTAAAGAATACAAGTTCCCTCTTGAATACTCATAGTCAAGAGTCGAATCTTCTTTCTTTTCTACTTTTTCAATTTTATTATTTTTTGGTGCATCAACTGGTTCAACATCCAAAAATTCATCTATTTCATCAAACTTACTCATACATCAACTCCTTTTGTAGGACTGTAAGTTCTAAAGTCTGGTAAATCAAACCTTTGCTCACTAAATCCAAAATCATCACCAAGTTCAACAAGTGCATCATCTTGAGCATTAACAGCGTCAATTGTATCACCATTTACATGAGTATCTATAGTTGTTCCATCTTCACCACGCCTTACTGTGATATTATTTCCACTAATTTCTTTAATAAACATCAATTCATCACCGATTGCAATGTATGTGTCAAGAACTAAACTTGATGTATCCTGAACTAAGAATTTAATCTGAGTTTTTGTAATATCCTCTCTAAGGGTAGTAACTCCATCATCATTGTAATCTTTAAGTGCTCTTGGTTCAGCAACGTATCTCTTTGATCTTGTTGCAGTTCGAGTATTGGTATCTGTATTGTAATCAACTTGAACTTTTTTGATTAATCCAGTGCTAGAATCTGAAACAGGGCCGAATAGATAAGTTTTTGCAGTAAATGATAGAGTATGAGTTATAATTCTTTTTTCATCATATCCACTATCATAATTATCATCAAAGTTTACACTTTCTAAAATCATTGGTATATCTCTTTTTTCTCCAATAGATTTGACTAAATCTACTGTTAAATTGAAAGATGGTTGGAAGAATGGAAGTATCTGTTCAATAATTTGTAAAGAGTCTTCATTATATTGAGTCATTGCATATAATTTAAAACTTAAGTTATAAGGAACTGGCATGAATACTTTTCTTGCACTCTTCGATCCATCTTTAGTAAATGCTTTAAAAGTTTGCATTGTAGAAACTTTTCTTGCTGGATCATATGATATTCCATCCATCTCAAATGATAAACGAGGTAAAGTTATTGCGACTCTCTTTCTTAAATCTGGTTTTTGTTCTAATCTTGCCAAGAATTTTTCTGTTGGGCCATAAGCAATCGGAACTCTCACAGTTGAAAATGCTGCACCTGCAGCAGTCTGATGTTTGATGTCAATTGTATTGAAAAGTGTACCAAAGGATATAATAGTCCTTCTGATTATTTCATGGTAATAATAGGTTCCTAACATATCTTAAACAGGACTTATCCAAACTATTTAGAAATCACCGAATGGGTTGTCTTCGGTAAAGTCTATAATTGAGTCTGCTTCGGACTCTACTGTAATATTTTCGTTGTAAGTGTCGTACTCATCTTGATCTGATACTGACTTAACGATGTATTGAGAATCTGATCCTAACATACTCGTTCCAATACCAACAACTGTTTCTCCTTGTGCAAATCCACTTCCAGAGACATTAGTAACTTTAAGTATTCTATCATCTCTATCCCAACTAGCAACAAATGCAGTTGATCCAGTCGAAACACCTTTAACCATTTCTTTAAATATGAAATCTCCTGTAGATAAACCTACTTGAGCTGGAGGTTCGATTGTTATTGTTGGAGTTGCTGTATATCCAATACCTGCAAAAGAATATCTAATTGAAGCAAGTTCTCCATCAGTGTTGATTATTGCTATTGCCTTAGCTGTAGATCCAATTCCAATATTTGTATCCAATCCAACAGCATTAATAGAAACACTTGGGGTATTTGCGTAACTTGCACCTTGATTGAGAATGGTTGGTTTTGATATTGTTCCTTCAGCAATAATTGCTGTTGCAATACCACCAGTTCCAAAAGCATTTTGACTTCGAATTGTAATCGTTGGTATTGTTGTATAAGCAAAACCAGGATTAGTTATTTCAATACGATCTATTGATTGACCAGTCTGTCCACTTCGACTTGTCATAATTGCAACAGCAGTTGCATTAATACCTTGACTCGGTGCTGATGATATACCAATTAATGGTGGTAAACTGTAACCAGTTCCATCATTTATTAAATCAATCTTGGTAACTGCCTTACCGATGCTAGTATTTCCTGCATTTTTAGATAGAGTGACTGATGCTGTTGCAGTCGAAGCAGCAATACCTACCATTGTAATTCTTGTAGTATATCCAAACTCAACTGCTGCCTTATCAACTGCTTCAATACCAGTATCAATATTTTCATCAAGAGCATAATCCATCACTTCACAACTTAATGTGTAAACATAAAGATTATTTAATTGATAAAATGGTTTCTTACCTTCAACATATTTGATTTCAAACATCGTATTATCAAGAGGGAAGTATATTAAATCTCCTTCTTCAGGTCTTGTTGCTAATTGAACCTGACTATCAGAATTTAAAAATGGGCCAATAAAGTCCTCATATCTTTCTTTTGATATGACAAACGTTACTGCATCTGTAGTTTGAACTCCAAATTTTTGTAAAATATCTCCATTACCCTCAAATCCTTGATAATTCAAAAGATATGCTTCCATGCGGTAAGCATCATCAAATGTTGATGCTGTAACTTCTTTTATAATAGTATTTTTATTAACTACTTTTCGAGGAAGATAAACAATGTCTTGCCCATAAATTTTTAATTGTTCATTTATAAGGTCTTGGACTAATCTTTGTTCGTTTGTTGATCCTTGAAGGAAGTACGGTGAAAGAGGCATAACATTATCCTATCAAATCCAAAGGAGGTAATTCGTATTCTGTTCTTAGTGAGTATTCGATTTCTTCAATTTCTTTTAAGGCATCTTCATATATTTGTCTTCCATTTAACTGAACTCCACCAGGTAACATTACACCTTGGAATTTAATTAAATTCATTCCCCATTGTTTTTTAATAATTGCTGTTGCATATTTCTTTAACCAGAAATCATTATAAATTTTACTTGCATCTGCAGGATCTAAAAGTCGATAACCATCAATAATTATGAATGTGTCGTCTGTTAAATCACCAAAATCGATATCTAGATATAATCTTCCTCTTTTTTTATTAAATCTTATTTGAGTATCTGGTGTAATAATACGACTTAAATCTTCCAGATATGTTTTTGTCATTGTATAATTTAAAAGATCAAGTGCACCATAATAGTAAAGATCATTTAAAAATAACTGATATTTTAGATTAAACAAACCACTAGATATAGTGCTTGCATCCATCTTAAGAACTCTTTCTACACCTAATACATGGTCTGGTAATTGTATAAAATTTTGATCCTCTTCAAAAGTAGTTGTAGTTATACCGACTGTTGATGCTCCTGTCGTAGTGGTAATTCCAGTTTTTAAAGTTACTTTATTGTCTGCTGTAATTTTATGTTTTAATAACATTCTTTCAACACCATCAAAATGACGTTCTTGAAAGTATTGAATCGCATCATCAATCAAATCATCAATTTGGTCATCATCCACATTAACTTCCAGCACAGGATATCCTAGTCTTCTTAGACAGTAATCTATCAATCCTTGCCTGGTGGATGGTTTACTCATTTTTTCTCCGTTTTCTTGTCTTCTTCTAATTCAAGCAATTGTTTTTGTAAATCCATGTAATCTTTTGTCATAGATTCAATTTTTGCTTCTAATAATATATTTTGATTAACTAGTGTTGATAATTTCTTATGGTAATGATTAATCAAAATATTCACATCAACTTCACTATTCATAGTATCAGAATTGACCTCCATCAATTGTTGTTGTCCACTTCGGTATGCCACTGGCATCCGTTGTGAGTATAAAGTTTGAAGTGCTTATACCAGCAGTAGTACCAGCAGCACCAACCATTTTACCAGTAGTATCGAAATAAATGATTCCGTTACCAGCTGTAGAATAATCTCCGTTTTGAAAATATATTCCTTTTATATCTAGGAAACCTTTTGTACCACCTAAAACATTACCAGTAACTGTTGCATCAGGAATATATGTAAATGCCCTTTCAGGTGCATTACTTGCTTCACCTGAACTATCATTAAATCCAAAGAATCCAGTTTTATTGTTTGCTACTCCAGTTCCAGTATTGTAATTAAATGTAATACCACGATCAGTATTGGTATCAAAACCATGAGTAACTGTTAATTGCGATGTTGTTGATATACCTGCAGTTGTTTGTCCTGTAATGTAAACAGTTGAAACTCCTGCTACAGTTCCATAATATGCGATTGTAGTCGTACCAGCACCTGGAAGTCCAGTTCCAGATATAGTATCTCCAGTATTGATACCTACAATTGAATCAAGTGTAATTGCTGATGTTCCAGATCCAACTGTTGTTAAAACAGTTCTCTTACTTGTTACATCACCAATATTCATTATTGGATCGTTTAATGATGTATTTGTAGAGTTAACAGTAGTTGTAGTTCCATCAACTTGTAAACTACCTTTGATTATCACCATTCCGTCACTATCCAAACCATCTGGATATGGGTCAATGAATAGTGTATTTCCACCACCAGATCTACTACTAATAACATTAGATGAAATACCGATGTTATCAATAACTAATCCATCACTCGCACCAGGATTGACTATTTCAACAGGAACACCATTAAACACTATACCTTTACAAGAAGGCCCTTTGGTTACTTGAATCTTATCTGTTCCATTTTCATCATACTCAATACTTAAATCTTCACTTGCACCGAATGTAAGTTTAGTATCATCATTTATTATTACTTGACCAGAACCGTTAGGTACAAAACGAATATCACCGTCAACATTATTAGAAGCTATTGTATTCCCATCAAGAGTAAGATTATCTACGTTCCACTGATTAACTCTTGGCATATTTGCCACAGCAGCACTGACTTCACCAAAACCTGTAGCACTTCCACCTGGATGTCCTGCATTTTCTCTTTCAAGTATTGGTATGAATCCATTTGATAAAGTTCCACTTTCAGCATTTGCACCACCAGCAACTGTACCTGGTGTATTTTGCATCATATCGGTGTAATACTTACCACCAATAACTATCGGATCTGGATCTGGGTTTGTATTATCTCCAACAAACAGTCTTCCACCTTTATTTCCTTGTGTTCCATTTGCAATCGTGACCGCAAGTTCACCAAAGTTTATGGTTGATGGAGCAGAGTTACCAGTCGATCTTTTTACTCGTATTATGCTGGCCATTTAAAAACTTCCCCCATTAATGTTTAAATTTTGTGATGCTCCTGGCGTTAATTCCAATGTTGCCTCGAATTTGTTTGTTGATGCATTATAAACTAAAACTGAACCGTTTGCTAAACTAGATATATCCACATCAGATAAACCTCCCAAAGTTCCTCCACTACCTGCAATTGCAGATACGACCTTTGTAGCATTTCTTGATCCGACTCTGACTTGTATATCGGCCATATTGTTTAACCTGTAGTAACTCCAGCTGTAACGATTGCACTCCCACTAACGATTCTAGTTTTTATTGAACCATCATTCAACAAAATATCATAACTATATCGACCTGCTTTGATGGCAGATGTCAATGTGGATCCCAAAGATATCTTTATTTGTCCCTGAGTGCGGTTGGGAAAAGATACAACAAAAGTTGCTGTATTATTTAAAGAAGCAGGATGCTTTTTCAACTTTGAAATGGCAGAGTAACCAGTCAAGTCTAAGGGTGCGTTTGCTACATTTTCCAAATTAAAAATTTGGTCGAAGTCAGCACCAGCATCAATTACTATGTTACTAATATATGCTGCCATTATTTAACTAATTAGGATCTGTCTTGGAATATTTATAAATCATTTATCCATAATATTTTTAAGAAGAGTTTTTATCTCATCCATATCCTGTTTTAGAGAATCCAAATCACTACGCATATTGTCAAATTTTACTTTTTCCTCGTATTTTTTACGAGAAAGATTTAAAAATTTATCAAATTCTGTTTTGTTTCTACTAACAACTGCATTTGACTCCATATCTCTGACTAAAGAGACATCAGATTCTACTTTTAAGTATTTTTCCATTATACAATATCAAATGATCTAAGTGCAATCGACCTAAAGTTTTTAATTCTAGGTGGTTTTGCTTGATTGGTTGATGTCATGACAACCTTAATCATAAATCCAGTAAACTGTGGAGTATTCTCAGCAGTGAATTTATATTCACTAAACGCATTTCTTGATGCGTTTGATTTTACTTCTTTATCTGGTAATCCATTAGTGTTAAATGGTATATAAGTTGCATAGTTGTCATTACCATCACCTCTAACTAACTTATAGAATACTCTTATGTCTGCCTCTGCCTCTCTATGTCCATCAAACTGAACAAATAATGAATTAGAAATAAACTCTAAGTTAATCATTTTTGTTTCATATATTGCAGTATTTGGATCAGAACCAGGTATTTTTGGCCCACTCGCAGTTTCAAAATCAACAACCTTATCATCAACAAGATTACTTATTGCAATTACATTAGCAGTTTCTAAATCAATTACAGGTGATACATCTTCATTATCAGTTGTAAGTGTCAATTCTAGTGCAAATGATTTTTGATTTGATAATAAACCATATTCATTTACTTTTGATGCGATTATTCTTGGATCATCAAAATAATTTAACTTGTTGAGAGTTACATTTTCATAACCCTTATCTGTGAATGATGCTTCTACACCGCTTAAACTTGTTCCACCTGTTGTTTTGACTCTAGCAGAAACATTTGTTCCTGTTGGTGTTATAGATGTGATTTGTGGATCAATAATCTCAAATGGAATGTTTTGAGATACCATTAAGTGATCACCACCACCATTTCTAGTTACATCAAAGGTTTTACTATCATCAGCAATTTTAATGTAGTAACTATCAAATGTTTTTTCTCTAGGATCAATATCGTGCTCTTTATTAATTTTCCTTAGAGAAACTCCATTAAATTCATATCTGTATACTGGAGCATCTGCAGCATGATTTGATTTTAAACTGGAATCGATTCCTCTGACAATATCACTAATTTCTGTTCCAGAAATAGTATTGTAAGAAATAATTTCTTTATCAATAAGTAAATATCCAGTATGTCCCGATCCAACAGAACCACTAACTGCTGTTCCCTCAAAATTAACAAAGTTTGTTCCAGTTGTTAGTGAAATGGTACTGGAATCATCAGTTATATTACCATCTAATGTTGTTGGTAAAGTATCTGGATGGAAGTTAACTACTTTAACCTTGTTTGTACCAGAATGCATACCATGATTCCTATGATCAAATTTAAGTGTATAACCATCCCTAATTAGATCATCGTTTACACTAGTGACATCATCTGTAGGAATTGTAATTGTTGCTCCATTTGATTTTTTAATATGAGTTAAGGCAGCAGTAGAAATAAGTTTATCCTTAATATTATCCACAACTAATAAATTAGTTTCAGTTATATTTGCAACAACGACTCTTACACCAGATCCTCCAGACGTACCAAGAGAATTCATAAGTAATAAATCACCCACTGCATATCCAGTTCCTTGAGCATTAATTGTTACTCCTGCACCAGTTATGGTTCCACTTGCACTAACAGATACATTTGCAGTTAATCCATCTCCAAATCCAGTTAATGCTGTAAATCCAATTCCATTATACTGTCCTTGTTTTAATCCACTTCCACTAGTAGATACAATAGTTAACTTACTACTACCACTTGAAACTTTACCACCACTTGCGAATATTCTACCACTATTAGTTCCTTGTGTAACCTCATCTCCCTGAGTAAATGTTGTAACAGTTGATGCTAGTGAAACTTTTGCTCTCTTAGAATATGCAGTAACAGGATTTTGTTTTAGTATTTTACCAAGAGGTAATTCACCATTGAAAAGTAAAACACTTGATGGTGTATTTGTAACAAACTTTGCCTTGTTGAGTTTAAACTTAAGATCTTCATACTGGCTTGGAGTCCAAGTACTATTGTTTTGTGATTTGAATAATGAACCTAAAGTTGGTTGAGTGCTGTTTAGTCCCTGAGTAATCAAATCACTTTCACCCATTCTGTTAATGAACGCTAGGTAATTCAACGTATGTGGTGCCATCAATACCAGACAATACTCATATCCACCTTGAAGATAAACTGGTGATTTGAAAGTAAATGTGGTTGCAGCACTTCCATCTTCAGATAAATTAACATCTTCTGGTTTTATCACAGTATCACCAAATGGAACAATAGTTTGAGTTGGTATTCCATCTCTCATTGTTCTAATCTGAACACTTACTGGAACTTCATCATCTTTAGTTTTAAAGAATAGTTCACCACTTGTAATAAAGATACCATCTGGATATACAGTTGGATAAATTAAGAAGGATTGTGCTAAAGGATCTCTTCTAATTGTTCTTCTTTGAACATCAACATCTACTTCAGTTATAACTTCAGTTCTTTCTTCATTAAATGTTCTGGTTACATCTCTTGTTCCAGTTTCAACTCTTTCAATTTGAGGTGTCTTGATGTTAAGTGTTTGCTCTTGAGTACTTGTCTGGTATCCACTTGCTAAGTATTCTGCTTCAGCAGAACTAGAACCAGGATCTAGTATGGAAGAATTAACAGCACTTGTTGTGATTCGAATTGTGTTATTACCAGTAGTAAATAGTGGATTTCCAGTAATTTTCGGATCAGGAATGTGTAAAGAAAAAATTAAATCACCTTTATCATCACTGACTAATGCTAAATCACTTATTGTTGCTTCTGCAGTTCCTGCAGCATTAGCAATTTTCATATTTTTCTTGACCCAACCAATATTCTCAATATTATTTTCTAAGGCTAAATCAGCAGTATCAATATTTACTATTGTGCTTGTGCTTGAATATACTGTGGGAACAGATGTAATTGGAAATGGATATGTGCTAATAGTTTCTGTTGGAGCGTCAAATTTTCCGTCTTTATGGTTTGGAGATGCTACTCTAAATTTAATGCTAGGATTTGCACTAGTTTCAACATTTATACTTTCAACTATTTCGCTAACTGCAAAAGTACCCCTATCCATTACAACAGGAAGATACTTAGGAACTGCATACTGAGTTAAATCAGTATTTTCCATGAATACATAATATCTTGTATTTGGTTTTACTCTTTTTGCAGTAACTTCGATATTTCTTGATCTTACATTATAAAGAATATCAATACCAACAACTTTAGTTCCTAAATCAACTACTTGTTCATTTGCACTTAATTCAAGACCAAACTCTCTTTCTGTGCCAGTTTCTTGAAATGTCTGTCTAATTCTATTTTGAATATCACTAGTGGTAGTAGTGGTAGTGGTAGTGGTAGTAGTATTTCCCTGTTGATTTACATTAGTATTGATACTTGCATTTGAAGAAAGAACTCGCTGACCAATAACGTCCTCATCAATTAATGTAGCACTATCTCTTCCATTCCAAGTGGTTTCATGTGAATTCCAGAAACTAGATGCCATTCCACCATTTTCACGATCTTCAACTCCTAACAACTGTGATATTGCATCAAAAGCATTATCAATTTCAATATTTTGAGGAGTTAAAGGAATCTCTTCAATCCAAAAATCAGAACTTGGTACTAACTCAATAGAACCAACAAAAACATCAACAAGAAATGGATTTAAATTTTCTGTTCGAGTTGCATTTGGTTGATCTATGAATATATCTTCAGTATAATTTAAAGTTAAAGCAGCACCACCTCTAGTAATATTTGAATCAGAAAAATCAGTCGCAAATTTATAATCTGCTGTGCTTGGACTTGAAGTTGTAGTTTTTGTTTCAAATACCAATCCAATATTTCTTTCTGCTGATCTTGGTCTTAACTCACTTTTTTCTATATCAATATCAAATTTAGATTCCCCAGTTAAATTATGAGAATTGTGATTTCTAAAATTATCAACAAAGAAACCAGATTTAAATTTATCTAATCCAGTATTTGGATCTTTAATTGATAAATTTTTAGTGTCAGTTTCGAGTAATGATAATGTGGTATAATTTTCTAAATTTTTAATTCTACTTTCAAGACTGCCAATGTCTCTCATAGTAAATCTTTTATGTGGAACTCTCTTTACAGTAACTTCTGATGCGTTCCGAACATATGGTGGATATTTTATTGTTGCAACTTGAAAGGCATCTTCATTTGGTAATGGTGACTTTGGTAATCTTGATGGTTTTCCTTCTTTCGTACTAAACACTCCACTTTTACTTAAATATAATCTATCAACTCTACCCATGTAGTAAGAATAATCAACAACTACACTTTTACCTGAAACTACTGACTCTGAAGTTGTACCACTAAAATCTCTAGATACAAATGAGAATGGAGAATTGCTACTTGCTGTGTATGGTGCTACTCTAGGTCTAAAATCAATAAAGTCAGAAGCATAACTGTCAAAGACATATGGGATATCCTTAGTATAATCCAAAGAGTTGTAACTATTAACTGTTTCTACATTTCCCGATACCTCATCATTTAAGAGTTTATCAAATATTATTCTTAATTTACCAGTAGGTTTCTCAACACCAGATTTTCTAACAATTCTTGAGAAATCAGCAAATTCTAGTCTTTGTCCATTATCTAAAGTAAAGTTTTTAATAATATTACGATCACCAAATACTATCGCAGATATTGTAGCAAAGATACCAGAGGTCTTCAGAGAGATATTTTCTCCAATTTCGAATCTATTTTCGTTCTCATAAACAAAAGACAACTGAGTCGCTGCTACAGTCACTACACGAGCAACTGCACCTGATAGTCCACCGATAAATTGCTCTCCAACAAGAACATTTCCAGTAAACGTCTCCGTTTGATTTGTTACTGTTATAGCAGGAAGAGTCGGAGGATTTGAAGATGGTTCGTTTGATTCGAATATTGCTAAAACACTAGTTGCTTCTGGAACATTTAATGATATTTCTCTATCCTGAACTCTTGTTCCATATGGATAACTACCAGCAATTAAACCATCATTTAAAGATGTGGTTCCAATACCAGATCCAGCTAGTTCTGATTTATCTACAACTAAACTATTACACCTAACAAGTGATTTTTCTTTTGATGAAAGTGCACTTCTTCTTACTGCTACAGTAAGAACTGCTGCAGTACCAGATGCATCGGATAAACTTGAAATTGTAACTGTTTTAAGATTTGCACTCACTACAACTTTACCAGAAGAACCAAGGTTTTCGACCACACCGTCAAGTGTTAGAGTATAATTTGATGAAGAAAATGGTTCAAAAAATAAATTTGAAGTATCTCCACCTATTTCACTAATATTGAAAGTAACAGTAGAACCACTCCAGTTTTTAGAAAGTTTTTTTCTTACGATATATGAACTATCTAAGATATTCATCGAAGAGACGTACTTGTCTGCTAATTTAACTCTAAAACCAGCATCATCAGATTCATTAAGACTTGGAATACGAATAACAAGATCAGTTGGTGTACCTAGTCTAATACCACCGTCATTTACTCCAGAAACAGTTGCAATCCCTGAAACTGTAAAGTTAGTTCCACCAGCACCTATTCCAGTTACTTCATTAAAAGTTGGAACATTTTGCGTAAACAGTCCACCATAACTGATTATGTCTCCAGATTTAACTATTGTTCTAAAATCAACAACTGATGGGCCTCTAACATCCCCTACTCCAGAATTAGGAACAGTAGATATTGAAAATTCTGCACCAGATTTAAATACTAGTTTTTCACGATTTAAAACTGTATTTGCAGTAAAAGTAGTTGCTCCAGTTCCAACAGGATCTCCATTGATGACACCACCTGAACTGTGAATTGCTTTGATATCTTCAAAACTATTGTCTACCACTGAAGTTATAGCAGTTCCAACATCTATTCCATTAACCATTATTGGTTCGTTAATTTGGAATTGACCAGTCACATCAGTAATAGTAACCGAAGTTGGATTACCTGAACCTGCATATACAGCGAATCCTGAAGAACCACTATATTTTCCCTCTATATGAGATCCAGCAGTAATGGTAATTTGTGTTGCAACTGTAAGTACACTATAAAGTTGAAGATCATAAAATTTTAAATCATAAACTGTTGATGTAGCACCTAAGACACTCTTTTGAGTAAAATCAAATGCTCTCATCTTACCAATTACTGTAGAATTATATCCAGATATTGAATTAGTGCCATCTAATCTTCTGTTTAATAATCTTAGAGTATCTGAAAATCCAATTTCAGGTGTTCCAAAAATATTTGTAATTTCTACTGAATTTCCAATTCGAATTGGAACACTCTGATTCTCAACTAATTTTGTATTTCTTGGTTTTAATACATCTAAAGATGAAGAGGATACTTTATCAACTTCATAACCTCTAATATATGCCTTTCCAGAAGATAATTGAAGACTTAATATATCATCTGCAGGTGTATTTCCATTTTGAGTTTGTTGTGTATCAAAATATATTCCTCTATTCCCAACTCTATCATTTAATGATTCTCTTACATCAACTGAAAATGGTTTAACATAATAATCTCCAGATTCATCATGAGTTCTTCTTGCCAACTCATCTGCAAAAATATTGTATTCTGTTTTAGATACTATTTCTTTTATAACACCATTTTCAACTCTTAATAATTCTATAAAATCTCCGTCATTTTTATCATCTAATGATTTTCGATGTAATGTTGTTGTTATTTTAAGTCTGTCTGCACCAGGTGCTGATTCATTAGAAAAACCTCTTGCATTATCATATAAATCTGTATTTGTAGAAGATGCACTTATAAATTGTTCTTTTAATAAAAATCCAACTCTATAACTTGGAGTATTTGAATATTGGTCTAAAATAACTGTAGATGAATTTACTTTTATAAAATATCCATGAATAAAATATATACCATCACTAACTGAAAATGCTGATCCTATTTTAGTAGCATCAGTAACAATACATCTTGCAAATTGACTATTTGCTGCTATGTTTGTATTTAAATAATTGATATTTGAAAGAGTTATTAAATTTTCACCATCTTGAAATACTGTAGTTGTACCATCTGTTCCAGATTTTGTATATTTTACGTATAATGTGTCAAACTCATCGGTTGATTCTACAGAAGTCAATCTGTTAATTACTGTTGCTTCAACTCCTGATGTTTCACCTTGTATTTTTATTTTATTATCTGATAAAAATTTTGTGTAAATGTTGACTGGAATGCTTAAAAAATTAGGATCTATTCTTACTGCAAAATACTCAGAATCATAAGAAGTTCCACCAGGAATTATCATTGACCCTTCTTTAAAGAAGTGTTGTCCAAATCTTTCAATTTGATTTTGAAGGATTGATTGTAATGTTGTTAGTTCTCTAGCTTGAACTGGAAAACCAGGTTTGAATAGAACCTTATTGTAGTTCCTATTCTCATTAAAATCATCAAAGTATGGTGAGACGTTTAAATTTGTATTTTGCGACATCTGTTTAGAACTCTATTACGATTTTTACTTCTTCTTTTTGGGAAGTTGATCTTGTGATTGGTGCTCGATTATCAATGTATATGATATCACCCGAATATTTTTTAACATCTGGGTTTGCTTTTCCTTTGACAAAAGATTGACCTAGATCAATATTTTTCCCACCAACTGTGATTGAACTTGTAGGAGTCGTTGCTCCAAATCCTACATCAACGACTAAATCACCTCCAGCACCACCAACAATTGCAGTGTTTAGTCCAACAAAATCAAGTTTTTTATAAGAAAACTCCGACTTACTAGAAATAGAGACTGGTTGATAATATTTTAAAATCCCAGTATCTGGTTCCCAAGATGCTACAAAAGCACCTGCTGTAGATCCAACTCCTACTGTTTGTGTAATCTTGGTGTTTTTTACATAATCTACACCAGAGGTACTGATTCCAGAACCATCTGCAGGTTTTAATTTTAAAGCACTAAGATTTGTTGCAGTCGTACTATTTAGAAGGTCAGTTCCACCAAATTGTATTGGATTTTTTACTATGCCAACACGGGAAAAATCATTTCCAATGATATAATCTGGAACGTCATTCACATTATTGTCAAATCTAGAATGAACCATTATTCTAAATCCACCAAGTTCACGATAGATATCAGATCCATGACCACCTTTTGGTGGTATTACAACTTCAAAAACAGCACCACTTCCAGCAGTAACTTCCAATGAACCTTCACTATTAGTTCCAAGAACACCATTTTCAAATCTAATCAAACCATAAGTGTAACCAGAACCACCATTTGCAATGGTAATTGATGATACTACTCCATCTTCAATCGAAACTGAAAGAAGTCCTCCAACACCATCACCAATAATCGGAACATTTATAGATCCAGTTGATACTTGTAAATCTGATGCTCCACCAGGAGGTTTAAGTTTAAATCCAGAACCAATAGATTTAAGTAAAATAGTTTCAATTTTACCATCGACTGCAGCATTTTTTATGTCTTCAGTTGTAGTATCTCCCCATTTAACTGGAAGAGGGATATACGAGGTTGTAACAAATTTTACAATATCTGAAGGAGAAATAGTGTAAAGATATTTCCATAGATAACCATCATCTCCTGCAGGTTGAGGAATAGTATCTATAAAATTAGGTTCATATTCTGACTTTCTACCACTTGAATTATCTTGATTTATACCATTGTTTATACACACATACACTTTAAATTCACTATTTACAACATAATAACTTGATCCATATAAAGTTGTACTTTCAGTTACAGGAGTTTTATTATCTTTATTGTAATTATTTTTATACATGTCATATGCTGTTCCCGATTGCCAATCAACTCTTGGAATAATTCTTCTTACATCATTTGAAGATATTTTTTTCAAAAACAACATATCATCATAATATGAACTTTCTTCTTTAAATGAATCTACAGGATCTGGTGTGTCACTTGTCCAAGTTGTTATTCCATATCCGATAGATTTACTGAAGTCATTTTGGTTTGCTGGATCTGGGTGACCTAAGAAAGTATAGTAATTATTATTTCCAGTCGTACCAACACCCACGAAACTGTCTATAAAAGTTTCGGCATTCAGTATACGGTATTGATCAGTGATTATTGCTGGCATTGACTCTATGTTTTTTGATTATTTATACCCTTTGTTAATACTTGTTTAACATTGGCGATGCCCTCATTACTTGAGCTGAGGTTTCAATACCAGATAATCCATTTTGATTATGGAAAGTAAATGATTTTGCATTCGAAGTTCTAGATACATTTATAGAACCCCAACTGTAATCGCCTACTTTAAACAAATTAGATAGGGACGATGTATTTATCCCAGAAATAGAGTTGACATTTGCAAATACTCTGAGAGTGGTTGTTCCAACTGAAACAACAGTAGCAGCATAGTAAACATTGTCTAAGAATGAAGTGCCAACTGATACTGTCTCTGGGCCAGAAGATGAAGTTTTTATTCCTGTAACTCCATTACCTATTACAGTATTTTTGACAACAAAGTAATCTCCAGTGCCAATTCCTGTATTTGTAATAGCAGGATCTCCCGTATTGTATATATTCCTATTAAGTCTAAGATCAAAATACAATGCAGGAGTTGTTGTGTTTATACCAGCAGCACTCGTACCAACACCAACTATAATTCCATAATCACCGTTGTAAGAAACTTGTTTAATATTTTCAACAACAGATGTTGTTCCCAAACCAACAATACGTATATCATTTTGAGTTTGAGGTAAATTGTCAATTTTATTAAACAAATAAGAATCCTTAATATAAATCTTAGTATCATTAGGAGATATGGATTTTATTATTCCAGATATTGGTTGTATTTGTGGTTCTAAGTAATTTCTCTCTTTTGAAATTGGTCTTCCATCAATTATCAAATCATTTGTTTGTTTTCTCCACATTATTGGTCTAGAAACATCAAATGAGTTAGTTACGATTCCAACTCCAGAATAAGTTTGCGTATCTACAGTGTCAGATGCTATTAAGTCATATACTATTCTATTTTCTTGGGCAGATATTCTTTGACTAGTTGCATCATTATATCCCAATTGCAATCTTAATTCATCACCTGGTTTTATAGTTTCATCAATATCAACTTCAATAAAGTCATCAGAAGAACCAGTATAAAGATACATTTTAAATTTACTACCAGTTTTTGGTGCTTCTGTAAATGTAATTCTAGTTCCACCAGAAAATTCATAGTCTAAATCGGGTTTCTGTAAAACATCATTTATAAAAACTAAAAGATTGTTAGCAAGAACAATTCCTGATCCTTGTTGTGCAACCACACTATAGTAATCTTTAGTTGAAATTGTACGAGTTATTAAGAATGATTTTCTAAAACTGTTGAATTGTGCACTAAAATCATCAAGTTCTAGTAATTGACCAAAACTCCATCCTGCAAATTTATCTTGATATTTATTTTTGACTATCACATGGAAATTGGTTGTTCCTATACCAACTTGGAAAGGTAAATTTGTTATTTCTAATCTATCGTTAATTTCATAACCCAAACCACGATTTGCAATATCAAATGATACAACACTACCTCCTGTTCCAACAACTACATCTATAGATGCTCCTGTTCCATTTCCACCAACTAATGGTATGTTTTTATATGGACTTGGTGGTAATGCAGTGGCAAAATTTAATCCCGTTGATATGCCAGTTGATGTATAACCACTACCTGGATTAGTTACAGAAACTGCACTAACAGAACCATTAGCAATAGTTGCCACTGCAGAGGCACCAGAACCTGTCGTAGATCCAATTGATACTAAAGGTGCATTTATATAACCAGAACCTCCAGTAACAATCCCAATTGATTGAACTGTTCCTGCAGCAGATACAACAGCACTAAATATCGCTTTTCTTGGAATTTGATATCCACTACCAATTCCGACATCAAATTCATTGATAATACCACCTTTTGGTAAATCTTTATTTGCAGTTGTGCCTGTAAAGTCAACTGTTTTTCCTGTTCCAACAAATTGGTAATCAGACTCAAGAATACTACCAGGAGCTCCGAAAAATGGTCTCTGGAAAATATTGTTAATAAGAAAAGCACCAAAACTTGTATTAATACCACTCACTTCTACATTATTACTAGTCAAATCAAATTTATCTGTTGCCCCATCAAATTTGTCAGATATATCATCTATAATTTTATTATGTTGATAATTTTGTCTATAGAATATTCTACCTGAGAATTGTGATGAAGTTGTAATACCCAATGATCCAGATAAACCATATGGAGACTCTGTAAAATATAACCTTCCTTGATTAATTTTATAATCACCTTTCAATACAGTTATTGTTGCTCCTGCAGTGTGTGCTGCAGCAACAGTTCCCATTTGTCCTCTATCAATCTGCAATTCACTTGCAGATCCAACACCAACTAAGTTTACTTTAATTATTTCGTCTGATATCCTCAATAAGGATTTTCCTTGTATATTAGAAACATCATTTAAATAAGCACGATCAGTTGATATACTAACACCAGATACCATGTTAACTGAAATTGCAGTTGTAATTGCAACTGGACTTTGAATTATATTATCAATGGTAATTATTGATCTTATAGTACCATCATCTGAAGGAACTGATAATGCATGATTAGTTCCAATCCCACTTATAGTAGTAAAGGTGACTGCAGCTCCAGCAGTAGCAAAACTTGCAGCAACTGCTACTTTAATCACATCATTTGTAAGTTTTATTGCATATACATCAGATGGTAATATATTTGTAACACCTATTCCTGGTATAGTAGTATTTTCAATACCAATTGCAGTTTGCCCAACTCCTGGTGCATATTTTAAATGTTCTGCAGTATTAAACTCATGTCTTGGAATTGTAACTTCATCATTTGATGTATTAATTCCCGAAGTAGGATTAAATTCTTTATGTAAAAGAGAAAAACCATCATTAAATATGTTGAAACTGGTTGTTCCAATCACCCCACCACCAACAGAAGTAACTATTCCTGTAAATTGTCTGCTTATATCGTCAATTAATAATACTTTATTTGTTCTTGACTCATTATAGTCAGTTATGATTTTAGAATCGAACTTAATTATCTTAGATAATTGAGGATCATCGGTATCCTCTTTTGCTGTATCATAATAGAATTTCTCATGAACTGATGCCTCTTGAGTAATATCAACTTCTAAATTAACTTCAGAATCAAATTTTAAATTATGTTTAGTTTCAGAATTTATTCCTAAATTAGAAAAGTTTTTAAATCCAGCTACATGATCTAAACTATCAACAGCATCTTTCCATGTTAGGTATGGTGTAGTTCCTTTAATTGCATACGAAAATCTTTGATAGTAGTCATTATCATGAACTCTTTGAGTATCTAGATTTAATTTTCCAGTATCTGTCTTCCAATCGTTAATATTTTCTGCACTACTATCAACATTCAAATCAAAATCAAATTCAAATATGTTGGAAACAGTTGCTTTATTATTACTGACAGATCCAATTATGATATCATCTTTTTTAAAATTACCTTTTACATCAAATACTTTTAAAGTTTGTGACTTACTATCCCAACCATCTTTAGCAACAAAACCAGAAATTGTTGATGATGGAACCACAATATTTTCATTTTCAAAGAATGATACCTTTTCAAAAGTAGGAGTAAATCCTGCTAAATCACTCACTTTGATAACTCTACCAAAATTATTTTCTGTTTGATATAAACCTCCAGTACTGCCTATTCCTGCGATAGAATATCTTATGAGTTCTCCTCCAGCCGTAGTAACAATTCCAACCCCTACACCTTCCAATATTGTAAAGTATTGATAATTATAATCACTAGAATTATATCCATCTGCATTATCTGTTGTTTTAATATTTTCTACAAATATTTTGTCAAGAGGTGCGAATGGGAAAGATCCTCCATTATCAAAAAATCCACTTTCATTACTTCCTTCTCTTTGAGTAATTGGTGCCTTTATGTGTAAGGTAACTATTTGATTAATATCAGTTTCAGCTTTAGTAACAAGAACTCCATTTGAGTTTACAGTTGGTATAATTCTAAGATCTTCAGACAAACCAGTATCATTAGATAATATTTCTACCTTACTAACAGAAGTACCATTTAAATTAACTCTGGTAACTATATTGTTATTACCTACCGCAATTACTGATGGAGGAGATGTATAATTTCTTCCTCCAGTTGTTACACCTATTGATTTTAGAGTAAATGGATTTTTTAATTCTAGAATAGTATTACTATCTGCTCTTGGTTTGAGTGTATGATCTGAAGGAAACTCCAATCCTTGTGTAATTGATTGAGTATCACTAATCGTTCCTATTTCATCAGTTTCTATCGTAAGAACTGCATTTATACCAGATGTTGTTCCAATTGAAGTTAATATAGGTAATTCAGTTACCTCAAATCCCTTACTTAAGATGTTTATAGAGTGTATTCCACCATCTTCACCAGAGGAATTTGTAAAGTAGAACGCACTTGAAATTCCTACAGATGTGTATGAAGTAGTTTCTGCTACTCCAGTTGGATTAAATTTAAATGTAGTATTACCAATTCCAGTTACTCTGTGTCTAGTGTTAAACTTCGAATCTACTAGTTGAATTTTTGAATGATTGGAAACTCTATCATCTGCTGCTGAAGGTAGTGTTTTAGTGAAATTAGAGTTTATACCTTCTAGTCTATAATAGAACTCAGATGCTAAAGAACTTCCAACAGAAATTACAACTTTAGTTTCAGAATCACCATCCCCATTAGTTCCTGATCTACTAATCAAATCTGTATCATATTTTGATATAAAGGTAGAATCAGTGTAAAATTCTAAATCATAGTTAGATAAACTTGCATCAGATGTTAAAATTTCTATTCTATTGTCTCTATAAAATTCTAATTTTGGATTTATTTTAGAAATTTGATGACTTCCACCCCCAGTAGATCCTATTCCTATGTAATTATAAGGAAAAACTGATAAATCGTATTTATTTTCTGCTAATCTGATGGTTTTATTTGAATCTTTGATCACATAGTAAATACCATCATCAACTAAAGGTGTTGCAGGAGTTGAAGAATTATATATGACTAAATCTCCAGTTGAAAAATCATGATCGTGTATAGTTAGTGTAGATATAGTAGTTCCAATTCCAACAGAAGTAGATGCAAAAGAAACTGGATTTACAACTAACTTTCTTAAATTTTCATTATATTTTAAATTAAACGTTTGAGTTCTATCTGATTTTATATCAAGATCAAATTCATCATTAAGAGATAAACCATGTTGCTGACCAATTGTTGTTGCTGCAGCAACAGTAACTAATCCATTTACCTTTGTTAAACTTCCAGAAATGTTTTCTTTAATTATTTCAAGTTTATTATTATCTCCACCACTAGTTTCTACTCTTTGATAATAAATGTAATTTGTAGTAAAGTTTGTTTTTTGGGTAGACAATCCAATAAATTCATTACTAAATCTAACACAATAAAATTTACTAATTGTTGATAAATCAAATTGTGGTGATAATGAATCGTTTGACGATGCAAAAATTGTAGAACCTAATGCTACGAATGATAACTCATCACCAGTTTTAAATTTATGATTCGGCAAATATATTGCCCTTGGTGGTACAGATTTATTAATCGCTTCACTTCCAGCAAATCCAACAACCTTATTAGTGTAAGTGCTTCCTATACCAACAGCTTTTTCTGATTCAAAATATCTAACTTTTGATGTTTCTATATTTTTATTCTCTACTCTTTCTTTAATTGGGAATGTAAACTCAGTTTCGAGTCTAGTTGCTACTATTCCAGCGTCATGAGCACTACCAGTAGTTCCATTATGTGCTCTTATCACTCGATGTTTATTATTTACATCATCATAATCTATGATAACTAACTGTTCAGATTCAATTTGAATAACATCATTTATTTTAAATATTCTATCAAGAGTTGATCCTGATAAAGAAATGAATGTTGTAATTCCTGTAGTATTGGAATTTAACATTGAGGTTGATATTGAAGATGTTACAGTGGATAATCCAATAACTCTAAATCCTTCAATATTTTTATAAGCAGTGGATGATATTCCAGAAATTTCTACAACATCATTACTGGTTAAATTGTGTGGAATAGTTGCTACACCAGTCACTACACTATTTAAAACTGCAAACTGTATATTTTCAACTACTGTATTTGTAGTTCCAACTGATACTATTTCCTTTCCTAAAACTTTTTTAACGACAGCATTTATAGTCGAATCATTAAAATTAAGTTTATCACCAACTTTATACGATGATCCAGAATCATTTATAGTGACATCTGTTATATTTGATCCCTTTAAATCACTAACTTTAATTTTAGTTCTAGAATTTAAAGGATCTGATAGTAAAGGATAATTTCTAAATTCTTCATTTAATCCTAAATGAGTTACATTTCTTTTATAAGTGCCATCATTAATAATAATATCTGATTGATCTATAGTCGAATCATAATTAAATATATCTGTTTCATTACGATGAGCAAGAGTTATGTATGGGAAAGAAGGATTTTTAGAAACTTTATCTATACTTGAAAAATAAGCATAAGTTCCATTAGGAAAATAACTTTGTTGATCTGGTGGCAATTCGCTATTTTTAAGATATCTACCATTATATTCATCTAATTCACCATTTTCATTATAAACATAATCATCTATAAAATAACCAGAGGGATACTGTATCAATGGTGGTCTTAAATTGGAATCATTAAGTATATCAAGTTGATAACTAGATTGTAAGAAAGTAAACCCTATGCCAACATTTTTTGGGCCAACTGGGCCAAAAATAGGATTGCCATCATAAGCCCATCCAACTATTTTAGATATATTTGCCACATTTTCGATATAATTTGGTGATTCACCAATATTATCTCTTAGTATTCTACGATATTTTTTTGGTGGATAAAAAGAGCAAATTTTATTCCCTTTTAATTTATTTTCGGATTTTACTTGTATAATTTGACTATTGTTTTCCGTTAATGTATAATCATATCTTTTAACATCATTAATTTTCCATTCATGCACATTAGAAGTAAATTTAGCATCTTTACCTGTAGGGACAACTCTAATTCTAGTATTTTTAGATGAATAATTAATGCCAGAATTAATAATTTTAAATCCTGTTATTTGTCCATTCGAAACTATAGATTGTAATCTTGCAAAATTTCCTTTTGCATTTTCAATTTCGAATACTTGAAGTTCTGGTGGTGTTGTGTATTCTTTTCCACTATTTCTAATCAAAACATCAACTATCTTTCCATTAGAAACAACTGGACTTAAAAACGCATCTTTACCAGTTAATAACTTTATTGTTGGTTTACGTGTATAATTGATAATATCAGTTACTCCGAAACCAACTCCTCCATTTTTTATAAAAACACTTTCAAGTCTACCTTTAACAACTGCCTCTGCACTAGCATTATAATAATCTGGTATTATTGTTGTTGATGCAAGAGATACAAATCCATCAATTTTAACTTGAATATTTGGATATTTAAATGTATGAGTTCCAACTCCAACACTACTTAAATTTACATATATTTTTCTGTTATAGTTTGTATTAGATATAGTTGTTGCAGTTCCAGCATTACTTAACTTAAATTTATGATTATCAATTACAGTAACTTTATACACTGTGCTTGGATCTAATCCATCAATTTCATCAGCACTAGTGGAATATTCTAAAACATCTCCATTGTTAAAACTATGATTTTTTGCATAAATGTAATTATCAAAAGTATTAATACCAACAAAAGTTTTGAATAAGTCTTTTCTATCTGTTGGAGGGTACTGTTGAGAAGATATTAAAACTTTTTTATTCTTATATTCATTTCCAGTTTCCTGAACTTCAATTCTATCAATTATTTTTCTAACTTTTGTTGATGTAAATTGGTGAGAAACAGATCCATCATCACGAAATTGTAATAAGTTAGTCTTGCCAATTGCTCTGTCTCTTGTTATTGCTAATGCAAAAGAAGAGTCTGTATATCTTGCTATGAAATAAGAAGTTCCAGAAGATAGTATATCAGTGGCAAACCCAACATTTACTCCAGTTGTAATACCAATTGGTGTCCCATTTGCTGTATAAATTACTTCTTCACCATCTAAAAATCTATGGTCTGCTTTGATTTTATTTTCAGAAACGTTTACATCTGTTTCACCAAAAACTCCACCATATGAATAAGCTCTCATTTTTGCTTCACATACAGTGCCACTACCATTTCCCCCAGTTAATGTTACTGATGGAGCAGTAACATAATCAAATCCTGCCTTAGTTAGTATAACCTCTGATATGGTGCCAGAAAAGTTTCCATGCACCTCAGAACCGCTTCCAGTGGTGTCTGCTATAGAAACTGAAGGTGGGTTAATTACATCATATCCCTGACCAGAATTTGTAATTTCAATATTTTCTAGTTGACCATAATAGATTGAATCCTCAGAAATTGGAGAATGGTATTCAATTCCATTTAATGAAACACCAACCGCACCATTGATATTTTGCTTTGTTTTAGGTGGTTTTGGATTTTTATAAATTCTTTTAAAATTATTTTGATTTTTTAACTGACCGCCATCATGTAAATTAGCAGGTGTGATTGTATTTGTTTCACTCTGTTGTTCTACAGTTCCAGAAAACTTAATATTTTCAAAGTTTTCTTGATCTAAATTTGCTGGATTTGATGATAATTTAATTGTGTCATTATCAATAACCTTTACATAAAAATAACCTGATGTTGATCCAGTAATTCCACTATTAGTTGATGTATTTAAATAAACTCTTTCACCATTTATAAAATTATGATTGGATATTGTAATCTTAGAAGTATTTGTAGAAACACCAACTGAATTAAAAGAATGAGACCTATTAGTGGTTTCAGTATCAAAAGAGGGATAACCAGAAAAAGAAATATATGTATTTTTATCTTTATCGGTATATGAATTTTGAATATTAGATAATAAAGATGTTTGCCCAAAATTTGATTTAACATAATTTAATTTCTTTTTAATTACGTAATTTCCAACTCCTAAAGATGATGGTAAGTTAAGATTAAACTGTGTTGAACTAATGACGTTATTTACTTCGACATCCACAAAAATTGTGTTATTAGTATCTTTGAATATTACATCTACAAAATCACCTCTATTTAAAAAATGATCAACTCTACTGATAAATGAACTTGTACCATCATGATCCATTACATCAACGTAAGACAAATTATTATAAAACCACTTATTATACCTTTGATCTGATAATTCTGGTTTTTCACCAAGATATTTAACTCCAATTATATCTCCAGAGTCAAAATATTTTGTTACATTTGCATTATCAGAAATCCCTGAAATGGATCCAGTCACTCTCATTTCACAAATTTTCGTCAAATCATTATTTTCATAACCATATACAAAAGTATCACCTATAATAACATCTGATTCTTTAAAAACTGTAGTTATGCCAGTGCATCCAAAAAATTGATTATTTGATTTTGATGTGAAAGATGCTAATGTGTAAATATTATCTGCATTTAGGTAGTAAAACCCACTGGTTGTACTAAATCCTATAGTTGAGTCTACAGTTGCAACTTCTGTGGTTGATGCTGTTCCTACAACTTTTGTTTTTGCTGCAACTTTGAATTTATTATTAATTGTTCCTTTGGAAAATGAAATTTGGTAATATTTTTTATTTTTTAAAAATTTTGTTTGTACATTTGCAACTGCTCCACTAGCAGTTGATGAAGTAAATGAATCTTGGTATATTTGAATTCCAACTAAATTTAGAGGATTTCCAGATATAGCTTCTACAACAATATCATCAGTTACATCCCATTCTGCCTCTGATGCGATTATAGTTTCATTAAAAGGTTTAACAATTTCAACTTGATCTCCAAATAAGACTTGGAAGAGTATTTTTAATGATGCATCTGTTCCTTTTGAACTGTAAAAATCTCTTGCTCTTGATAAAACATTCTCTACTCCAACCCCATACTTAAAATTTCTACCCTCAAGACCAGGTAGGAACTGATATCTAAATTTTTTATAAAATTGATTAACAAATAGAAAACTTAAATTGACTACAACTGCATTTGTGTCATGTGTTGACGCATTTGTGTCACTAAAAGTTAAAAATTCAGGATTTCCTTGTGTTTGAATTTCTGATATACCACTAAATCCACGAATACATCCCGTAAAAGAAGTATCAGTTTTTCCTGTATATGTAATAATTTCATTATCAATTTTTAGTAATCCATACTTATCTGGAAAACCAGTTGTTTGATTTACACTGATTTCATCATCATACGCATATAAGAATGAAGATAAAAGTATTGGTGATGATGGTGTTAGACTATTTGGAGGTATTACTGTTTGTTTTTCAACTAAAGATATATCAGAAACTGTTTTTATATTTTTAAATGATGCTAAATTATCAGCTAGATAAGTTGCTCCATACTCACGTTCCTCAGACTCATAGTATTGAGATAAAAATTCTTTAAAAAGGGGATTATCTGCTTGTATGAAATCTGGTATCTGACTACCGAGGATATTAGCAATTTTAACTTTTTTATCTGACATTTCTTATCTTGTATACTTTTTATTACTAATAAAACTAGATGGTGGTGTATAGTTTGTTCCAGATACATTGGAACCAGAAACAAGAACATCCTCTATAAGAGTTAATTTACTATTTCCTGTAGTATCTAGCACAATATAAAGGTTCTCTTTTGCAACTATATCATTTGATTCTGGAGTTATTTCTATTTCAATTCGATTTGATAATGTTGTTGAAGAAATTGTTACTGGAAATAAATTTACCTCACCTTTTACATAATCTATACTTCCAGCATTGTTGTTTATGTAAGTTATGGCACCATCAATGATTTTAAAGAACTTCACGACTCCTGTTGTTTGGTCACTATTTGGAAAATCAGTCAAATATACATCTCCATCAACTCCTTCAAGTTTAAATGCAGAAGAACGAATATTGAATCCTTCCAAATCAGCATGAAACTTGTTTCCATAGCAAATTTCATAAGTTGCAAGTGAATTATACTCAGGAACCATGTTTCTTCTCATTACTAAAGTCGTAATATTGGAAGTAATTCCAGTATCAACCTTATCAATTTGAGATAATAACTTACTATACTTTAATCTACCACCAAAAGAGTTAATATCAGCTGATTTTGCGTAAGTTTGAACTGCAGATAGTATTCGAGACTGCAAATTCAAACTATCAGAGACAAATCCAGAGTCATAAGACACAGTTGAGTTAAATTCAACGTACAAATACTTCAAATCAATCAATTCTTGCTTAATACCTGCAACTGTATACCTTTTTAAGTTGTTTTTAATTGAATCTTTGGCAACACTTGATAAAATTTCTCCATTTTTCGGTTTTATTGTAATGTAGACCTTTCCAAATTCAGGTGGATCAAGTTCTTCACCACCATAAGCACTCACTGAATCAATATTTGGGTATAAAAAGGGTAATAGACCGACATAATCATTCGATGTAACTGCTCTATACTGAGATGCATAGACTCTAGGAGCAAGATACTTGATATTGTCTATAGATTCGATGTCATCACCATTTTCAGATGACTGTGTTGTTGTTATGAGTGATATACCGCTTGTAATATCAACGTCTGCAGCTCCAGAACGATAAGTGAGTTTACCTGCAAAGTTAAAATTAGCAGCATTATTACCATCTTGACCATTTGTTACTATATAACTGACTGTTATGTTCTCACCATGTTCTGGTTTTTTTCCTAATATGTCATCACCAAACAGAATTTGATATTTTTCGTCTTCAATTTCTTGAACTAGGAATAATCTAGAGGAAGAATCAATATTGAATATGTTTGTATACGCATTATATGTAAACCCTCCAGCTTCAACACGAATTGAAGAGGTATCAATGTTTGAGTTTGGTAAAATATACCTTTTATTTGCTTCAGAACTGTTTACTTTAAATGTTTTTGTTAGATAATTACCTTCATAAATTGAAATATTATTAAAACTTGCAATTCCATTACTATATGCACTTACTGTAATGTCATCTGGAATTGAAAATGTATAACTTCCACCTTGAACTGATCCCAATGCAACTAAACCTGCGTTTAATTTTATAGTTGATGCTGGTGAATCACTCACATCAACGTTAAAACTGATTGTTGCAACAGATGATTTCTTTGATCTTGGTACATAACCGATATTTCTTGCTAATGATACAACATTTTCACGTAGAGTTGCACTATCAATGAATGACTCATTGACTGCCATGTTTGTATTATAGGAAGTTATGTAAGAATTATATGCTAAAGTATCAATTAAAATGGAAAAGTTAGATCCCTCAAAGTCAAAATCAGAAAAATTTGAGTTTGATCTCAAGTAATCTTTGATTTGAGCTCGTAAAGTATTAAAATCTAGGTTGGTAAACTGTGTAAATGACATTATATCCTAGTCGGTTGAAGTAAAAATTCGATATTTTGTGTTGGAAATGGCAATCCTGTAATTTGATACTCAATTCTTATTTGTAATTCGTATGAATCAACTAAAGATTCAATAATAACATTAGTAAGTGTTATTCTTGGTTCGTAGTTTTTAAGTAAAACTGTGATTTCTCTCTCTAGAAATGATGCAATGTCATCTAAATTCGTTTCAAACAACGAATCTTCGATTGATGTACCCAATAATTCATTAAAAAATCTCTCATTTATGCGTGTTCGACATAAATTAATCACTGACCTCTTAATTGCATCCTCATTTTTCAGCACAGTTACATCATTTGTAACAGGATGCCGATTAAATGACAAACTTATGTCTTTAAATGCACGAGAAATTTTAACGACCATTCATTTTGATATATTTTTCCTAATATATCTATAAGGGTTTCTTAAGTATGTCTATATTTATCCTAATTCAAGTTCATTTTTGTCTTTATTCTTGCGTTCTTTCGCAGTTTTCCAGAAATAATTCTCTTCAGACCCTAATCCATCACGATCATGACCGTTTTCCACCTGATAATACACAGTTGATACTTTAAAATCAGGATTCTTAGGTGTCTCAGGAGTGATACTATTATCATATATCCTCATTCTGTTATTTGGATACAAACAAAACTGCCCATTATCTAATTCAAGTAGATTGTGACTCTTATGTTCAGCTGGTTGCTCACTTGTAGAGTAATCAATTGCGTCTACGTCTTGATGATAGTTATCTAATGTACAAATATAAGTACCAGTTTGGTTTCCATAGTCTCTTGTCATCACTTCAAAGTGCATTGACCCAATAAACTGCTTTTGCACCGCAATGACTCCGTAGTCCATACAATTCCAGAACTGGAGATTATGTAAGGTCATATCAGGTGTCGGTGTCTCAGGGTCGGTTGTGAAGGCAGAGATTGGAAGTTTATCAAACATCGCAGCATACTCAGGTAAGTACGTCTCAAAATAAAAGGCACGACCAGGAATACTCTTAGCCGATACCCATACTCCTTTTACAAATTCACCATGACCACTTTTGTGGTCGGTCAGGTACTCTTTACGTACCCAGACCTCATAAGAAGGAAGATTACAAATTAATGCTGCCATTACTTGCCTTGCCCTCTATATCTCTTCTTTGCCCCATTGCGACTCGTAGCAGAGAACTTACTATGCTTTCCTTTTCCTTGTCTTGTCTTCTTTG